TTAAATTGCGATAAAATCAGCTAGCTTCTCAGCTACATTATCGGTTTGATTTTTAGATAGGTGGGTGTATAAATCCATTGTAATTGATATCTTGGCATGACCTAGACGTTCTTGTGCTAGCTTTGCAGGAACTCCCGCCTCAAATAGCAATGATGCGTGAGTATGTCTAAATCCATGAGGGTTTATTTTTTTTAGATGATGCCGTTCAACGGTTCTTTTAAGCCTACGTCTAACCGTGCTTGTAAGCAGATTAAATACTCTAAAAGACCCATGTAGCGGTCTGACACTCTGCCTCATATACTCCTTAGCCAGTCGCATTGTTTCCTGATCCATGGAGATAGTGCGACTGCTTTTTTTAGTTTTGGGATTTTGAATGACCTTACCTGCCTTGGTTTGTGCTAAAGTTTTTGTTATACTGATAGTGTTATTGGTAAAATCAAAATCAGTATCATATAAGGCAACAGCCTCACCAATTCTTAGTCCACCATAGGCTAATAACCGGTAGATTAACAACATTTCTAGACTCTCTTCTTTTTTAACAATATCCAAAAAGATTAGTAATTCCTCCTTAGAGTAGAACATTTTTTCTTTATGGGCATAGGTACATCTAGCCCTTATTGTCCTATCCATTGGGTTATTCTCAATAATTCCTAAATGTACTGCAAACTTAAAAATCCTGTTGATAACACTGATGTAGCTAGCGCATGCGCTATATTGTGCTAAGTGGTTGATTAAGTTTTGACAGGCCATAACTGTTATTTTACTGATTTGTGATTTACCAATATGCGGTTTTATTGTTGATTTATAGTAGTTTTGGTTAACCAGAAATGTTGACGGTTTGACTGTATTCTTATACTGCTCAAACCACAGTCTGGCTGCGTCATCAAATGTAGTCTTATCATTGTTTTTCCAAGCGCCTTGACGCTGAAAATCATCAACCAGTTTTACCTCTGTTCTTTTAGCTTCTCTTTCTGTTTTAAAACCTTGTCTAGTTGTCCTGACTTGTTTACCAGTCATGGGATCAACCCCGAGATATGCTCTTAAGCGATAGGCAGTTGTGCCATCTTTTTTAGTGTATTTTTCAATCATTGTTTTTTCCTCTCTCTTTGCGCTGGGGAGTGCTGATTTTGAGATAGGATATTGGCATCACCTCCTTTGTGTGATATAATTCAGAGTATAAGAAAATGAGCTATTTAAAGCTTACTTCTTATTGATTGCATATTGCCTTACGCTCTCCTCGACCAAAGTTGAGCGTGGGGCTTTTTTATTTAAAGAAATTATTAACACTTACGTACTGAGCCTGCATAAGCTTAGTTTTTAAGGTTTTAATTTCTCCGGTTTGTATATTTCTTAAGGCTACCGTTGCTTTCCCAGGTATTTCTTCAGAAGTGGTTGTGGCAGTAGTGTTAATAGTTCCTTTTTTCTTTCTAGCCCCACCAGCTATTCCACCGATAATGGTTCCAACGCCTGGCGCCAAAACTGTACCTATTGCTGCCCCTCCTAGAACACTACCAGAACGCCCTTTTTGAGTAGTTTTCCCTTTTGTTACTGTTTTTTCAATAATTCGTGAGCCATCAAATTGAAGGTTAACAAACTCATAAAGCTCAGGAGTTTCAGAATAAAAACCAATATAATATTTTCCATCTATGGTTTTTCGTATGGTCGTTGGTGTTCCTAGTCCTAAATTTAGGGCAGGGGGTAGAATTATTTTGCTTTCTTGTGAGGCTTTTTTTCTTAATTCGTTAGCTTTAATTGCACCCTCTTTAGCTTTCCCTGCAGCTGCTATGGCAAATCCTTTTAATTTAGCTATATCCATGCCTATCTCCTTAACTAATTAAAAACTCTAATTCTTCCTTGACCATCACTTCGTCAGCGATTGAGGTCAGTTCATATTTTTCCATGAATTGGATGTAGTTGAAATCCTCCATATTATCCCAATGGGATAGCTCTTCTTTTAAGAGATGGTGTATCATACATCTATCTGCTTGTAGCTCTGCTTTTTCTTTATTTAGCTTGTAATAACTCGCAGTATGTTCTCTATGTCCTAGTTCATGATAGATGACTTTGTGTTTATATATACCGTCAAGATAAGTGTCAATCGCAATGACGTTGTGTTTTTTATTAAACATTCCAGGGGTGTTTGTACCCCTACCATCAAAATACACTAAATCGATGCCTTTTTCCTGACAGACTGTTTCTGGTGTCATCATAGAGCTGTCCTCTCTATTTTCTATTTTTGATGCGCGTTTCCAATATAGATGTGATAAGGTCTATATCCTCGTCGTTGAGTTCGTGTCCGTCGAAGAAGAAAGTTTCTTCTGCATCTTTTTTTAGATCAATTGCGACCGAAGTGTGCCCATCTTGCGCAATCTTAGGATTATCTGTCCTGCCAAGTAAATAGTCGGTAGAAACATTAAAGTAGTTAGCTATTTCTCCTAGCCTCTCTGCGTTCGGAGTTGAGTTCTTTATTTTATACAGCGTATTTCTGCCGTAGTTTAAGTCCTCTTCTACCTGTCCGAGCGATTTACCTTGTTTCTTTGCCAGTTCCTTTATTTTTTCGAATGTTGAAAACATTGATATATCAACCTTTCCGAGCATGACAAAAAATATTTTAGAAAATTTGGTGTAAAATTATTGACTTTTACCAAATTTGGTGTAAAATAGTTTTTGTAAGATAGTTAGTAAAAAACGAAGTTAAACTTTTTACAAATCTTTTTAAGTAGTTGGGGAACTGCGGAATATAAAAGAGTTATAAAGGTTATAACTAGGTTTTTCTTATGCCTTCATTTTATCTTATATGGTGTAATGTGTCAACTATTTTTAAGAAAATTTACTAACTTTCTTGCTTACAAATTAAAACACCATCCAGCTGCTATCTGAATGGTGCTACGGAAATTATTCTGCTCAAACTAATATTTGCGATTTCTGTGGTCGTCCGGCCAGGACGCCAATGAAGATATAGGAACCCCTATTGGGTCTTGCTAGTCAAGTGCGGTAGGCAAAAGGAAAACCTACAAACGAATCCATCTTCTACTGAGACACAGTCTCCTTCAAAAACTCGGACAAACGAAAAGTCCTCCTTTCATAAAAGGTTACTTGCATTATAAACATGCAAGTAGAAAAATCAATTTGGTTGTTGTTAAAAGTTGGCAGAATAACGTTTCCGTTAAGTTGTTTTAAATAAATTTACTTACTAGAAAGGAGCCTAACGCATGTCAGACAACACAGTCGCTGTTGAAAAAATTAAGAAGTATCTGCTTGACAATAAGCTAAAACAAGTTGACTTAGCAGTTACCTATAATAAAGAACCGCAAGATGTGGCGAATATCTTAGCTGGAAGAAAAAAAGATCCAGCATCAAATCGTTTTGTCTTAAAAGTTATTTCAGATTTAAAAATCAGATAGAAGAGAAATACACGAACCACTTGCTTAACACAATTCTAGAAAGGAACCTTATGACAGACGCAGAAAAACAAAATTATGATGCCCTTTTTATTAACATTTTTGAGCGTTTAGAAAAACTGGAGGAAGGCTATGATTTTAGCTCTGTAGTTACAACTACGGAGGTCCAAAATAGCGGCGGTGTTCAATATTGTGAATGCGAAGAAGACGGAACTGTAGTCAAAACAGTATCCAAGAGGAGCTTAGGCAACTGATAATTATATCAAAAAAAAGTCTGACGGGAATCGGACTCAAAACAAACTTAATTTACTTAATTATATCACGAAAGGGGTGATAAATCCATGCAATCGCAACTTACTTACGATCTACTCAAAAAGCAGATAGCAGAAGAACTTTTTGATGAGTTTAAGAAGCTCATACAGGAAAAAGATTTAAGGCATATATAAAACACGTATATAAAAAAGAATTAATAAGTTGAAAAAAACGTAACCCTGACCTTTATTGACCAAAGGAGGAAAGATGAGGACTGAAAAAGACATTGAAAATTATTTGAAAAAGAAAACAAAAGGGCTGTGTTTAAAATTTGCAAGTCCAGGGACGATAGGAGTGCCTGACAGAATTGTTGTCATGAACACGGGAACCTTTTTTGTAGAGGTCAAAGCGCCTGGTAAAAAACCAAGACCCAGTCAAGTTGCAATGCACAAAAAAATAAAAAAGGCTGGGCAGCACGTTTGGGTTGTTGACTCCTACGAATCAGTGGACATAGCCTTAAAAGAAATGGAGAACTGGGTGTGAGACTGCATGAGTATCAAGAATACGCTAAGACATGGATAGTAGAGCACCCTTATTGTGGCCTTTTACTTGACATGGGCCTTGGTAAAACGCTGACAACACTATCGGCAATAGATGAGATTCAAAATATTTTTTCCGAGGATCATAAGATTTTAATCGTAGCTCCTAAAAAAGTGGCGGAAGAAACGTGGCCAACGGAGATTGGGAAATGGCATTTTGATTTCACCTACTCTAAAGTTTTGGGGAGTGAGGGAAAACGAATTGAAGCCTTAGAAACAGAAGCCGATATCTATTTGATTAATCGTGAGAATGTTACTTGGCTTGTTGAATACTACAAGACTAAATGGCCGTTTACCTTTGTGGTTATTGATGAGCTGTCAAGCTTTAAGTCTAGTAAGTCAAAACGGTTTAGGGCTTTGCGAAAAGTTAGACCGAAAGTCCAACGTCTTGTAGGACTAACAGGAACCCCAGCGCCTAACAGTTTGATTGATTTGTGGCCGCAGATTTATCTGATGGACAGAGGCGCCAGGCTTGAGACGAGCCAGACTCGATTTAAAGACAAGTATTTTGTTCCTGATAAGCGTAATGGCCTAATCATTTACAGTTGGGCACTTAGGGATGGTGCAGAAGCAGAAATCTATAACAAGATTGAGGACATCTGTGTCAGCATGAAAGCTAAACTCTACCAGCTCCCGGCCGAGCAAACTTTTGTTATCTATGATGATACATACCAGCGAAATTCGTTGATGGCCGTTCATTTCTACGACATAGATTACGGCTCAGGTAAACGTAAACAGATTATCAAAGCATATACTTCCGACACAATTTATACCTACGAAGACTATAACCTTGAAACAAAAGGTATGCGATTAAAAGATTATGAAGGACATTTTTTTAAAGGTGTACCAGTCAACGAATACGCTAATAACGAGGAGCGAACGGGGGCTTATGAGTCTGTACTTGATAATATTGACGCCTATGATTTATCTCAATCAGAGCTTGCTAACTTTCAACAAGATTCAGTCAATGCGTTGCTTGTAATAGCTGGTAATGCTTACACAGGAGCTGATGAGAATGACTACTTAGATGATGGCCGATTAAATCCTAATGGTCGTTTAGCGATCTCAATTGGGTTTAAAAAAGCCCAAGTGTTAATTTTAGACGATAATCCTAATCCAAATGGCGTTAAACCGCAAGCGTACTTTCTCAAAAAAGAGTATGATACCGCCGGTAGCGAAGCCTACAAAAATAGATTAGTTGCAGACATTTTGAGGTTTACTTTTACGCCAGATACACAAGATATGAAATTTTCAGGAGTTCAATCTGGTGAATCAATGAAGTATAAGCTTATGGCTTCTGACAACTATCGCGAGAAGCAAGAGAGGTTGTTTAAAAAAGGATTAATGCGACGCTTACGCTTAGCAGCTAATATCTGGGCCATCAAAGGGAATGAAGCAACTACATATAGCCTTGTAAATGATACGAGTATAGTTTTCACACCTAATCTTCCTCAAAACGATAATGAAATTGTTACAGCTGCACAAAATCTTTATGGCATTGTTAGCGATCAGACTATCTTTGAAATCTTAAATACTGTCACAGGAGTAGATGCTGAAGCAGAGCTTAAACGCTTGAAAGAAGAAGCTGATAAAAAGCAATCTTTACCGGAGCCTAGATTGGTAGGTGATGCTAGTGGTCAAGAAGAACCAACGGCAGAAAAGCCTTAATTACTGGCAAAAGCGTCAAGAAGATATTCTAAGTTATTTAGACAGAACTGATTTAGATGTCTTTTCAGAACTGCAGAAGTTATATAATGAACAGGCTTTTGAGTTACAAAAGGAATTGTTTGATTTTTATACTAAGTATTCTGAAGAGAACAAAATGACTTATCAGGATGTCGTTAAAAAACTACGTCATGAAGATTTATCAGATTACGTAGCTAATGCTAACAAGTATCGTAAACAAGCTGAGAAAGATCCTGAGCTGCTAAAACGACTTAATGAGCAGTATGTATCAGCAAGAGCTACAAGGATGGATGCATTAAATCTTGAGCTTGTTTATCGTGCGGGGATACTAAAAGGTGTACTTGATTCAGCATTTGAAAATCATTTAAAAAAAGTTGCCTCATATGCTTATAAAAAAGCAATGGGTGGACGGTCAGGGACAATCAATGGTCCAGTTTTAGAAGAACTGGTTAGAACCCCGTTTGATGGTTATAACTATTCAGAACAGTTGTGGGGCAATACTGACAATCTTGTTAAGAATCTTCAAAAGAGATTAAAACAAGGTTTTGTTCGTGGCGAGCATCCTAGAGCGATGGCCAGAGATTTAGCTAAGCGATTTAATGTTGCTAATCACAGGGCTGAAACACTAATCAGAACTGATGGAACTATGGTGATTAATAATGCTACCGCTAGGCGCTACTTGAATGCAGGACTTAAGTATTATCGTGATTTAGTTAGACTTGATGACAGGACAACTGAGATATGCCGTACAATTGCTAAAGAAAACAAAAGAAAGCTATTATCTGAGCTAAAGCCTGGAATTAATGTAGCACCCTATCATTTCAACTGCAGAACAACTATTATTCCTGATGAAGATGAGCTAAGTATTGAAGTAGAACCAATTGATGATAAAAGCACTAAGTATTTTAAGGATGTCACCTCAGATTGGATAGATGGAAATGAGCATAAACCACAACTGTCACTACTAAATGAGTACGTAAAAAATGGCACTCCTTACAAAGTAGATGGCCATAGTGTCGTTCTTGATCATTCGAATTATGAATATAGAGTTGCTAATTGGTTATCCAAAAAGACAGGATTGCAAGTTGACATGGTGCCAAGAGTTAATTCCCCTGAACATATCAAGACTCCTGATTATTTAGTTGATGTAGCTCCTTTTGATCTAAAAGAAATCACAGGTTCGGGTAAAAACGTCATTGATGGCAATCTACGAAAAGCAAAAAAGCAGGCAACTAATATCATTTTTGATATAACAAAAACCCCTTTATCATTTGAAGAGATAATGGGGCAATTAGAACATATTTATATGATAGATCGTAGGGGTCTTGATATATCAATTATCAAAAATAAAGATGAGGTATTAGCTGTATTAGAAAAAGAAGGAGGATGACCCACCGCCTCCACAGTAAACTGCTTCATGGGCGTTAGACCATCATCCTTCTTTATCTCAATTATACATCACCCTATTAAAACTATCAAGGAGGAAAATATGTTTATTTGGCAAATGGTATTAGTGGCACTAGGTGTATTGGTACTCATATTGATTGTTGGCATTGCAGCAATAGCGGTTAAGTCAATTATTGCAGAATTGAAAAAAGAAGGATAAAACAATGAATAAGCGCATTAAGAAAAAACGTAAATTGGAAACAGCGGTTGTGATGCTTGTTGCAGAGAATGCCATGCAAGCAGAAGCTATTAAAAATCAAAACAAACAAATCATGGAGCTAAAATCAATCGTTCAACGAAACGCTCTGGCAACAAACGAAGAGTTAGCGGCTGTTAAAGCTGCTACTTTAGATAACCAATCAGTTATCAAGGCAATTGGTGACACGGTTGACTATATTAAGAAAAACTACAAACGGAAGTGGGGGAAATAAAGTTTAACCGTGTCGAATTTGACCTCTTTACAAATCTAAACCAAAGTCGTAGCAATACGGCTTTTTATTGTGTCCAAACTTTGTTGATGACACTAAAAGCTACACTGTTTCGTCGCAGGACGTAAAGCTAGACTATCGGTTGGTGGCGTAACCACTAGGAGAAAGTTATGGCAGAAGAAAATGTAACAACAGAGACAACTGAGCAAGTCGACACTCAAAAAGAAGCTGTTGAATATCCTAAGCATGAATATGAGCGAACTTTTACTCGCGCAGACATCTCAAAAATGATGGCTGCTGAACGCACTAAATGGGAATCTGAACAATCCGCAGCTATTGAAAAAGCTCGTACAGAAGGTGAACGTTTGGCCAAGTTGTCAAAAGATGAGCGCGCTAAAGAGGAGGAACAAAAACGTCTAGATGCTATCGCAGAGCGTGAAAAAGCAGTAGCAGAGCGTGAGATGCGCATTGAGACGCATTCCCTGCTTGTGGAGAAAGGATTGCCATTGGATTTTATTGATATTGTTTTAGCCACTACTGCAGAAGAGGTTAAGGCCAATATTGATAATTTACAAACTATTTTTGATAAAGCTGTTGAAAAACGTGTTAACGATCGTTTAACTCAGAAACCGCCACGAACTGGAAATGGCTCGGTCGGTATGACTAAGGCTGACATCATGGCGATAGAGGATGACGACGAACGTATGCGTTTAATTGCTGAGAATCGTAACTTATTTTAAGAGGGGAATATTATGGCTGAAAAAAACTTAAACACTATGGCGGACTTAGGAGATATTAAATCAATTGATTTTGTTAACAAGTTTTCCAAAAATATTAATGATTTATTAAAATTGCTAGGGGTTACTCGTCGTGAAACATTAACTAACGATCTAAAAATTCAGACCTATAAGTGGGAAGTGACTTTAGATCAAACTGATCCTGGAGAAGGGGAAACAATCCCTCTGTCTAAGGTTACTCGAACTAAAGATAAAGACTATACAGTGAAGTGGTTCAAGAAACGTCGTGCAACTACAGCTGAGGCAATTGCTCGCCATGGTGCAGCTCGTGCTATTACTGAAGCAGATAAGCGCATTATGCGTGAGCTTCAGAATGGAATTAAGGATGCATTCTTTACATTCCTCAAAACAAAACCAACAAAAGTTAAAGGCGTTGGCCTTCAAAAAGCGCTGTCTGCATCATGGGCTAAGCTAGCTACTTTTAATGAGTTTGAGGGTTCCCCGCTTGTTTCTTTTGTCTCTCCTTTAGACGTAGCTAACTATCTTGGAGATACTAAAGTAGGTGCGGATGCCTCTAATGTTTTTGGAATGACATTGCTTAAGAACTTTTTGGGTATGCAAAATGTGATTGTTATGCCATCTGTGCCAGAGGGTAAAATCTACTCAACGGCTGTAGAAAATCTAGTTTTTGCATCTTTAAATGTTAAAGGGGGAGACTTGGGCGGCTTGTTTGCTGATTTTACTGATGAGACAGGTTTAATTGCTGCAGCTCGTAATCGTCAGCTTTCTAATCTTACCTATGAATCTGTTTTCTTTGGGGCGAATGTACTGTTTGCTGAAATTCCTGAAGGGGTTGTAGAGGCAACAATCGAAGCTGCTGCTGTACCCGGCATTGGTGGTTAAAGGCTATTTATATGGGTGATAAACAACTTATTGACGATATCAAACTCTTTATAGGTATTTCCAAGGGTGATGGTGCGCAAGATGAGCTCATCACCCTTGCTATATATGAAAGTAAAGAGCGTGTGCTAGCTAAACTTAATGAATACTCAGAAACTGAAATCACCAAAATTCCTGATAGATTGAGGTTTATTGTCCGTGATGTTGCTATTAAACGGTTTAATAGGATTAATTCAGAAGGAGCCGTTGAAGATAGCGAAGAAGGAAAGACTTTTAAGTGGGACAGTTACCTTAAAGAGTATGAATCAACACTCAGAAGCGCTGCTATTGGGAAGGTATATTCAGGCAAAGGGGTAGCAAGATTTATTTAGGAGATACACAATGATCTATAAAGATAGAGTAATCTTAGTGTATGTCGATGAACAGGACGATTTTCTAGATAAAAGAACTGTTGAAAAACCTAGCGGGAAAATCCCCTGTATGGAAAATACTTTCACAAAATCTGAACAGATGGGGCTATTTGGTAAATATGATTTGAATGCTTTTAAGTTGCACTTGCAAGGCCATTACGACGGCTTTAGCAAGATTATCTACAAGGGAAAATCGAGGTTGATAAAGGGACTAGCACACCATAAAAATAGCACGGTTATTTATGTATGAGTCTTATTTATCGGATGAGAGGCCTAGATAGGTTTTTACGCAGCGTTGAGCGCAAGCAGAAGTCAGTACGAATCGCTGTAGATAAAGAGCTTAGTAAATCAGCTGCTAGGATTGAGAGACAGGCTAAAATACTAGCCCCGGTTGACACTGGATGGCTGAGAGCTCAAATCTACAGTGAGCAACAACGACTCTTACACTATAGAGTGGTTTCTCCTGCTTTATATTCTATTTATCTTGAATTAGGTACTCGTAAAATGGAAGCACAATCGTTTTTAGACCCTGCCCTGAGAAAAGAATGGCCTGTGCTAATGGCTAATATCAAAAAAATGTTTAAGAGGTGATGCATGGATTACTCACTGGAAACACTATATTTAAAAAAGGTAAAAAATAGATTGGGAGTTTTAGACATACCAATCTATTTTAAATTGCCTAAATCAGACGTTTTAGAGCCTTTTATTGTTGTAGGTACAAATATATCAGACTTGTCAAAAACAGCTCAAACTGGAGCAGTTATTGATGATTTTAGCCTGAATATCGATGCTTTCTTACCTGGCGATAGTCGTTTGGATGCAGAAGAGATAAAATCTCGCATGCTTAGACTGCTTGGGCGAAATAACCAAATAAAGGCTCAGATTTTGGTAGATAATTCAATAGGACGAGAAGTCTATAGAGTTGCTATCAACATTACAGAAACACTATTTTAAAGGGGACCTAAATGGCAAACACAAAAAAAGGAACAACTATTGAAATTACAACAGGTAAACCGATTGTAGGAAAAAAGATTTTTTACTTTATACAATCAGTTGATGCACCAAAGAAAAGTCAGGCTCTGTTGCCAGCCTATCGTACCGATGGTACTACAACCATGGGTGGTGAATACATTGATGAGCAAACCCAACAAGGTCGCGTTATTGAGAAGGCTACAGATGAACACTCTATTGATTTGACAACGTACTTTGTACCGACAGATCCATCTGTTGCTGTCATCGAGGAAGCTAAGAAAACAGGTAAATCTATCAAAATTTGGGAAGTTATTGCCGACGAAAGTGTCAAAGAACAGATTCAAATTCCTGAATCGACTGGACCCAAGAAAGATGTTTACCCTGCTAAGTTTGGGTACGCCAAGATTGACGAAATCGAACGCGGTACTGGTATTTCAGACTTAGTAGAAATGTCCTACACCGCTAACATTGTAGGGGCCTTACAAGATGGTAAATTCCCTCTCACGAAAGAAGAAATTGAAATGCTAGAAAATGTATACGGCTATCAAAATCCGGGTGATACTACTGGCGACTACGATAATATCACTAAATAGCACACAGGGGTGGCAACTGATACCCCATTTTGATTTAAAAAGGAGATAAAATAATGGAATTTACAGCAGCAAAACGAAATATCGATATTAAATTTGATTTTAAAACTATGTTTAAGATCAATAATAAACTAGGAACAATTAACCCAGAAACAGGAGAGCGCAATGCAGATGGTGTTGGTGCTTTGTTTTTCAATATCTTAGAGCGTAATGAAAGCGCCATTGTTGACCTTGTGCGTTTATCTGCGGGAAGCGGAAAAAAAGCGCTAACTGAAGATGAAATTCTAGATGCAATTGCAGAATCTGTTGATGAAGAAGGAACAACAGAAGGGTTGTTTGCTGAGATTGAAAAAGAAATGGTTGATTCTGGTTTTTTCAGAGCGAAGATTTTGAAATATATCGAAAACATGGAGAAATCAGCTCGTTATCTCAAAGCGAAGGACGATATGGACGCAACTCAAATCCAAATTATCGAAGACGTGATTGGAAGAATGAGCAACGCAGTATCTTAGTAAATTGCGCACGGCTAGGGCTCACAGACATTGATACTATCTATAAATGTACTAAGTGGGAGCTAGAGGCTATTATGGAGGGGCTTGAGTATAAGCAGCTTGCTGAGCGCGAGAGCCTCTCTGAATTGTCTCTAAAGCTTAGATATACATTAAATGCTAAAAAGGTTGATGTAGGTAAGCTCAAATACGATAAGCATAGGCTAACTATCAAAAGATCGTATCAAAAAGCTAGCCGTAGCCAAGCCGATAGTGATAGCAGTATTGTTGAGAGAATACAAATGCTTAATAATCATTTTCAAAATAGATAGATAAGGAGGAGTAGATGCCAGGAACATTTGATGGTTCTATTTTCGCTGATGTTGGTGCCAACACAAAGGACTATGAGCAAGCCATGGCTCGTATTGTTAGTACGACTCAGAATGCTTTCAGAAAAGCCCAAGATACAGCGGTTAACAGTAGTAATAAAATGGTTCAAATCATTGGACAAATCATGGCCCAACTGGCGAACAACGGCGAATCGCTCGGGAAGAGACTTGGCTCTGCCTACGCTACTGGTTTAAAACTGAGCATCGGTGAAATTCAACGCATAGCAGCTTCCATTGGCGAAAAAATTCCCGAACCCATAAAGAATGGTTTTCAAAAAATCATTATTCCAGTTGCAAGTGTTATTGACAAAATACGGGGTAACTTAACCGGTTTCATTAATCAAACAAAAATGCAACTTCAGAATCTTGTGGGTATTGGCAAGATAAGATCTGCATTTGCCAAGGCTGCGACTGGAGTTGATATCTTAACTCAGAGGGCAAGTAGTAAGCTTAATAACTTATCTGCAATATTCGAAACGGTCGCAGGCAAGCTTCCGCGACCATTCGGAACAGCGTTTAGAAAAATTGCCTCATCCGTTTCTACCCTGAATAGCTCTATACAGTCTGTTGGAGGGAAGATTTCTAGTTCACTTGGTCAGCAAGTCTTGAACCCAGCCTTACAGTCATGGAATAATTTTTTTAGTTCTGTATCAGCTAAGGCGTCTGCTTTCGCAAACAAAGTGAGTACTAGTTTGTTTGGTCGGCTGACCTCAAGTTTAGCTAATTTATCAAGTAAAATAGGGAGCAGTCTTAGCAATGGTTTTAGCAGAATGTCTAGTTCTGCGGCTACTTCCTTGAATGGAATAAGCCAGAAATTCGCCAATACCTCTTCTGCTGGAGAGAGACTCAAAAGTACAGTGATGAGCATCGTGCAGGCCTTTAGTTTAATGGCTGTTGCTCAAAAAGCTATGCACGCTATTACTGGGGCAATAGACGGGGCGGTTAGTCGCGTTGATACCATGAACCGCTTTCCGAAAACGATGGCGCTATTTGGGTATTCTGCTGAACAATCTAAGGCATCAATTGATAAGCTATCAAAAGGAATTGAAGGTCTGCCAACTCCTCTAGACAGTGCTGTAAAAAGCGCTCAACAGCTCGCCATAACCACAGGAAGTTTAGATAAAGGGACTAGTTTAGCCCTCGCCTTCAATAACGCAATGATCGGTTACGGGGCAACAACTGAAGGGGCTGAGCAAGCACTCAGGCAGTTTAGCCAGTCGTTGGGGTCTGGAAAAATTCAAGCTGAAGAGTTTAACTCTGTATCAGAAGCTGCGCCAGGTTTAATCTCTAAAATGGCGGAAGCCTTCGGTTTTGGTAAAAATGGCGTACAAGATTTAAAATCAGCCTTATCTGATGGCAAAATCACTGCACAAGAGTTCGCAGATAAAATGATTGAGCTTAACGATGCCCAAGGCGGATTTGCAGAGATGGCCCAATCATCGGCTGGTGGAATCCGAACTGCATGGAAGAACGTACATACCGCCGTCGTAAAAGGCGTAGCAGGTATGATTTCAGCCTTTGATGAAGCGGCTAAAGCTAATGGCATGAAGACCATTGCTGAAACACTTCTTAGTCTGAAGCCAGCAATAACCAGTGTTTTTGATACGATTAATTCTCTTATTCCAAATGCAGTTGCAGCATTCGCTAGGCTAAAACAGTCTATCAATATTGACTTTAGCCCATTAGGCGCCAGCGTTAAAGAGGTGTTTGCTCTTATTAATATTGTTTTTGGAGATTTTGCACATACTGGTGAATTATCAGAGCAGGCTTTTGATAATCTAAAAGCAAAAATCACTTCTTTAGCCCCTAAAGTCATTGCCCTTTGGGCAGTGATGAACCCCGCTAGCGCTATATCAACGATAATGCCTTTGCTTTCTCTATTCGGAAAAGTTGGTCTAGCTTTAGGAAGCTTAGGGACTTCTGTCGGGGCGTTTGGCGGCATAATTTCTAGTGGGATAGCTAGTGCCAGCGGCGTTGTTGGTGCCTTTGCGGCAACTCTAAGCGGATTACCTGGCGTTTTTGCTACCGCAGCAGGGCGTGGGCTATCTGTGCTTGGGACTATGACAAGCGCAATGTCCAGTCTTGTGAGTTTAGCACTGGCGGCCATAGGACCGGCCGCTATTCTAGGTCTTGTGGTGGCAGGACTTGGTTTGATTAATAGTCAGTTTGGCGCACAAATCGAGCAGCTACTTAACACCGCAGTTACAAAAGGTCCTGGCATTATTCAAGGCCTTGTAAAAGGAATTACTTCTAAAATACCAGTTTTGATAGCTAGTGGCACTCAATTGATTGCTAAATTTGCAAATGCTATCGCAGTGTTATTACCAGTTATAATTCAAGCTGGCGTTCAGCTAATTACGAGTCTCGTCCAAGGTATTGGACAAAATGCAACGAATTTAATTAGTTCAGCAATAAAAATCATTGGTAGTTTTGTTAGTTCAATTGCGAGTGCATTGCCGCAGCTTATTTCTGTTGGAATGGAGCTATTATTAAATGTTGTCAACGGCATAGTTCAAAATATACCTCTTATTATCCAGCAAGCCCAGCAAATTATTGATAGTTTTGGGAATAGTTTACAGGCTAACCTTCCTAGTATTATTAGCAACGGTATAGCTATTTTGGTGAATCTTGTACAGGGAATTACTCAAATGTTGCCAACTGTTCTGCAGATAGCTACTCAAGTCATTACGAGTTTTGTATCTGGAATTGTACAGTTTTTACCGCAGTTACTTCAAGGTGGCATTCAAATCATTATTAGCCTTGTGCAGGGGATTATTCAAAATCTACCCCAGATTGCACAATCTGCTGTACAGATTATACAGTCTTTAGCTTCTGGACTGACGCAAGCTCTACCTCAGATTATCGCAGCAGGCATTCAGCTTGTTGCGCAACTAGCCGTAGCCTTGATAAAGGGGCTTCCACAGATTATTTCTGCGGGTATTCAATTAATTATGGGGCTCGGTAAAGCCATGTTAGGGGCTATCCCAAACGCTCTTTCAGGAGTTTGGGAAGGTATTAAGAGCGGATTCAGTTCGATGTGGGACCAAATCACAGGTAAGAGTTCCACAAGTACAGCTAAAGTCTCTGCGGACGCCACGGTCATGGCCATGAATGTTGGGATGCAAACGACAGCTATAGCTAATCAAGCTAATACAGATACGACATCTATGCTTAATAGCATTAGTCAAAATACAGAGCTTGCTAATATAAACGCTACATCAAATGCCACACAGATGGCTAATAACGTTAATGCTCAGACAGGAACGATGAGTCTTCGGGGGTTGAATGATTCGATGTCTCTTGCGAGTGGCATTAGCGCTAATATGTCTGTCGCTAATATAAACGCTACTACTCAGGCTCGAGAAATGGCTTCAGGGGTTAATGGTGCGACTTCTTCAATGAATCTAGACGCCATTAATCATACGCTCAGCTTAGCTAGTGGTGTTGGTGCGAACATGGGAGCTGCTAGCACAGGTGCAACTTCTCAGGCGCAAGCTATGAGCTCAGGGGTGAGTAACAGCCTGGCATCAATGCAGTCAAACTCAACTAAAGCAGCCTCTGGTCTGTCTAATAGTGTGACAAGCGAAATGTCTTCTGCAGCAACCTCTGCAACCTCAAGCGTTAATAGGTTGTCCTCGGCGGTCGAGTCTGGCTTCAATAAGGCGAAGACTTCAGCAACAACCTCAATGAATGGGATAGCCAATGCGGTTAAAACAGGATTTAGTAGCATTAACAGTACTGCAAAGCAATCTATGGCAAACCTTGTAAGTTCAGTGACTTCTGGGATGTCTCGTGCAACCGCGGTGTCTAATAATGCTTGTCAGAAGATCCTCTCAATATTCAGGGCTTTGGCAGGGCAGATGTCTTCTGCAGGAGCTTATGCAGGTCAAGGTTTTGCTAATGGTCTAGCTAGTAGCGCAGGCACAATCTACGCAATAGCTAACAGCATTGCCGCTAATGTAGCAGCAACAATTAGACGCGCTTTAGATATTCACTCACCATCTCGTGTCACTAAAACACTAGGTGCATTTACTGGAGAGGGGTTTGCCCTCGGTATGGCAGAGTGGATAGGTGAGATCAATAGCCTAGGTAAAGCATACGCAACAGCAGTTACTGATCAAAACTGGGGGGTAAATAGTACTGTTTCAACATCTGCTAAAGTTAATAATAGTGGAATCAATACCTCTCTTGATAATCTTAGCGAAGAGGTTAGGCAGTCTCAATTGTCAGAGCCTATCTTTGAAGTGCATAATGAGATTGTTGGAGATAAAATTTACACGGCTGTTAAAGAAAAAGAATCAAGAGAGCAATCTAAAGATTCTTATTTTGTTTTTGACTAGAAGGGAGTATTTTGGATTTATTAATAGAAAAAGAGAGTCAGGCAACTAGGTTGTCTGACTTTGGTATTTATAATATTGCTATTGAAGATAGCGCTCCTTTACTATCTGTATCACACCGAGCAGTCAAAGGAAGGAGTGGTTACATCTACGATGGGGCTACTTTTACGACTAAAACGCTTAAGGTCAAAGGAAGAGTGACGGTAAGCAACGTAGAAAGACTTTTGGACAAACAGGACGAACTAAACGCTCTGCTTGTTGTTGACGAACCTTTCTACGTGACTAAGATGTACCCTGAAAACTCAGATCTATTTAACTTTGAGCTTCCAGGGGAAAGCACAGGAGACCTGCAACTTATTGGCTCTCCTCATAAACCTTGGAAATATAGATTTAAAGTCATCTTAGACGACACTATTGCTTATGAATTTATAGGAAAAACCAGTCAAGGACTAAAATATAATCTTTCCTTCGCGCTAAGAACTGCTGAATTACCTTTCGGTGAGACAAAGCCAAAGGACATAACTCTATCAGGGGGCAGTTTTGCCTATGCAGGAACCGCTAAAGCAAGTCAGCTAGAGTGGCCTTTTATTATAGAGCTTACTCCTTCTGGAGGTCAGACTAATTTTTATATTGAAATTGATGGCAGGCGCTTTGAGTTTAAGCAGAATAGCCAGCTACAAAATAGTGATAAATTACTTTTGACAGGCATAGCTACCACACTAAACGGAAATTATGTCAATGCTAAAACGAACTATGAGTATTTTATCTTCAATCCTAATCCTAACAAGAGAATTACTTACAAAACGGATTTTCTTGGCACGATTAGGATTTTAAATTTTGTAGAGTTGTATAAATAGGGAGGTCTAATGATTACTTTTTTGGATCATCGTGACATTGAGTATGGGGTCATTAGTGTCATTAGGCATACTAATGCTGTTAATGGTGAGCGCTCAGTGAGCGGGGAAATTTATACAAACAGTGATGTCCTCAATAATATCGATAGAGGGTGGCGACTTAGATTTGAAGATGAGTATTACGTTGTTATTTACGCAAAGCCTGTTGATGTTGGTCAAAAAACGCAAGTTTCGTTTGATGCCATACACCAATTTTTTTGGGACTTCAGCAAGAGTAGTATCTATGAGGGTCTCGGAGATGGGTCTCATACCATTGATACCTATCTAGAGACAGTATTTAAAGGTAGTGGGTACCGCTATAAGCTAGAAGTAGGTGTGAACGCATTTAGAAAACAATCTTTTAATTATAAGTCCAGGTTAGATTTATTCAATGAGATTATTAAAGCGACCGGACTTGAATTTTCAGTCAGCGGGAAAGTTGTTCGGCTATTAAAAAACATAGGTACTGATCTGTCAACAGTGGTACGAAAAAATTTCAACATGAATGACCTTACCATTGAAAAAAATATTGATAGCTTTATTACCTATCAGAAAGGCTTTGGTGCATGGACCGACCCAGAGGACCACTCTAAGGGGAGACTTGAGGCGGAATACGAAAGTCCTCTTGCCAAGGAGTACGGTCGACTTGAAGGGGCGCCTCTGACGGATGAGCGCTTCACGGTGGCAGATAATCTAAAAGAAGCTTTAAAAAGTAATGTTGAAAATTCATATAAGATATCAGTAAAAATTGATATGGAAGATTTAACGAGAGCTGGGTATAGATGTGAGAGGCCGGTTGCTGGTGACTACATTATGGCGATAAATGAGACTTTAGGTTTTCAAGAGCGTATACGGATAGTTTCTTTTACAAGCTACTACGACGCAACTGGAGCTTTAGTAAAACATGAAGTCACTTGTAATGATATCGGATCTGTGAAAAAACAAAGCGTAGGAAGTCTGTCTATAAACAGTAGAATCAATCAGATAGATGCAGATATTGCTTCTGCAATTGAAGTAGCAACACAAGCACTAGTATCTGCTGACGGGAAAAATACTGTTTACGGTGGCACAGAAATGCCCAAAGATGAACCAAAAGGAACCTTAAAAAAAGGAGACATATTATTCCTAAAAGCTGGCGATACTACTAGAATGTATTTCTGGAATGGTGCTGAGTGGGAAGAACCTGAGGTTGTGAACGACCCAGAACGATGGCGTGAAGACCTCGAAAAACAAATCTCTGAGGCGATCGAAAAAGCCAAAAAAGCACAGGAAGAAATCAACCAACGCACCGATAAAGAGCTTGAAGAATTTAGAGCCGCCCTCAAAAACCTAGCGTTACCAGAGGAAGCGATTAAAAAAATCACAGAGACTATCAAAGTTGATGACATCCCGTATATTAAACAAAGCTTTGATGACCTCAAAAACAAGGTCAGTGAAACGAGCGAGACATCCCGTCTAAACGCCGAAATTTTAGGGAATAACGGTAAGACCCGCTACAACAAAAACCTCTTGGTTGGCGATCCTAATCGTGTTAAAAAAATTGATGAGGATTACATCGAGGTAGAAGCCAACGACGGTGGTTTTAAGCGTGGCGAGACCTACACGATTAGCTTTAGCCAGACTTGTGAGCTACTCAAAAAAGTGGCTGTCACGCTGACACAGCCGCATAACAAAGGTATCAAGCTGGTGCTGACACCAACTAAGGCAAAAATGGATGCGCAGACGTTTGAGGTCACTAAGGATAAACAGTCTATAGAGGTCTATCCTTTAAGCTACACGGCTGTTTTAACTGGCGATTGGTATAAATCTAAGCAAATAGATTTAAATGCGTTGGAGGGGCGGGAATTAGCTCTGGACATGAGCTATAAAGATGTTGTGGATGGCAATAATGCCGCGATAACAGGGCAGTGGTCAGACAGCCCACAAATAATTTTAGATGGAGGTAATCAATGACAGAAACTATACCGCTGCGAGTCCAATTTAAGCGGATGACTGCCGAAGAATGGGCTCGCAGTACTGTCATCTTACTTGAGGGTGAGATAGGTCTTGAGACCGACACAGGATATGCGAAGTTTGGTGATGGTAAAAACCGATTTAGTAAGCTTAAGTACCTTAATAAACCAGATCTAGATGCGTTTGCACAAAAAAAAGAAACTGATAATAAAATCGCCAAATTAGAATCAATTAAAGCAGACAAAGACACTGTTTACTTAAAAGCAGAGTCCAAAATAGAGCTAGACAAAAAATTGAGTTTGGCAGGTGGCATAGTGACAGGACAACTACGGCTTAAACCTAATAGTGGTATTGAGAAGTCATCTTCTACAGGAGGAGCGATTAACATTGATATGTCTAAATCGAAAGGTGCTGCTATGGTGATGTATACAAATAAAGATACTACTGATGGACCATTGATGATTTTACGTTCTAACAAAGATACGTTTGATCAGTCAGTTCAATTTGTGGACTACAGAGGTAAGACTAATGCTGTAAATATTGTAATGCGTCAGCCACCCACCCCCAATTTTTCCTCGGCACTTAATATAACCAGTGCTAACGAAGGCGGTAGTGCGATGCAAATTAGAGGCGTCGAAAAAGCATTGGGAACGCTCAAAATCACACACGAAAACCCAAGCGTTGACAAAGAATACGATAAAAACGCTGCAGCGTTATCTATTGATATCGTTAAAAAAAAGAAAGGCGGTGGAGATGGTACTGCTGCACAAGGCATTTTCATCAATTCATCCTCAGGCACGACAGGGAAGCTGCTTAGGATTAGAAATAAAAATGAAGACAAATTTTATGTAAATCCAGATGGTGGCTTTCACTCATATGCAGATTCAATCGTGGATGGTAATCTAACAGTTAAAAATCCAACATCTGGAAAACATGCTGCGACTAAAGATTACGTAGATAAAAAATTTGATGAGTTAAAAAAACTCATACAAAAAACAGATTAAGGAGGATAAATGAGTAGAGATCCAACACTAACATTAGACGAGTCAAATCTCGTTATTGGTAAGGACGGACGTGTGCATTACACATTTACTGCAGAGAACGACAACCCAAAAGTCAGACTAGCTAGCAAGTGTCTAGGCACAGCGCATTTTAATCAGCTCATGATTGAGCGAGGAGATAAGCCAACTAATTACGTGGCGCCCGTGGTAGTTGAGGGGACAGGTAATCCGACTGGATTATTTAAAGACCTCAAGGAGCTTAACTTAGAGCTGACAGACACCGCTAATTCCCAGCTCTGGGCAAAAATCAAGTTAAACAATCATGGTATGTTACAGACATACTTTGATACGACTATTAAAAATGAGATTTTAACAACGGCTCAAGGTATCAGAGAGACTATATCTGATACTGAGCGAGGACTTAAGTCCGAGTTTCTAAGGACAGTGCAAGGTCAGCGTATCCAGCTTAAGAGTTTGCTAGAGCAAAAGACCGCTCAACTCGGCTTGACGGTCGATGGTCTAAAACTTGATTTAAACAAAGCAAACGAACAGACAGCTAGTTTACAGGCTAGTATCAATGGTTTGCGACAAGAATATCAAGACGCTGAAAGGAAGTTATCCGCAAGCTATCAGACTGGCATTAACGGCCTAAAAGCAACAATGGCCAATGATAAATACGACCTAAAAGCTGAGATACAAGCAACCGCTCGAGGATTATCACAAGAGTATGATAATAAGTTACATCAGTTGTCTGCTAAGATTAAAACAACCTCATCAGGCACGACCGAGGCCTACGAGAGTAAGCTTGCGGGCTTACGTGCTGAGTTTACTCGCTCAAATCAAGGCACGAGGACAGAGCTCGAGTCACAAATTAGCGGACTAAGAGCGGTACAACAGACAACCGCTAGCCAAATCTCACAAGAGATACGTAACCGCGAAGGTGCTGTCAGCCGTGTGCAACAGGACTTAGCTAGCTATCAGCGGCGATTGCAGGACGCAGAGGATAATTACAGTAGCTTAACCCATACAATTAGAGGTTTGCAGAGTGAAGTGGGATCCCCGACTGGTAAAATCCAATCACGCCTTACTCAACTAGCAGGACAAATTGAGCAGCGGGTTACTAGAGATGGTGTCATGAGTATTATTAGTGGCGCTGGAGACAGCATTAAATTAGCTATCCAAAAGGCTGGCGGCATTAATGCCAAAATGTCTGGTAATGAGATTATCTCAGCAATTAACCTCAACTCCTACGGAGTAACAATCGCAGGTAAACACATCGCTCTCGATGGCAATACGACGGTTAATGGCACCTTTACCACAAAAATAGCCGAGGCTATCAAGATTAGGGCTGATCAGATTATTGCAGGCACGATTGACGCTGCTAGGATTAGAGTGATTAACCTTAACGCAAGTAGTATCGTTGGTTTAGACGCTAACTTTATCAAAGCTAAAATTGGCTATGCTATCACTGATTTGCTCGAGGGCAAAGTCATCAAAGCTCGTAATGGCGCTATGTTGATTGATTTAAACAACTCTAACATCGATTTTAACAGCAATGCCACAATTAATTTTAATAGCAAAAACAATGCCTTAGTACGTAAAGATGGCACACATACTGCCTTTGTACACTTTAGTAATGCGACGCCAAAAGGCTATACAGGTTCGGCACTCTATGCAGCCATAGGTATCACCTCATCTGGTGACGGGATTAACAGCGCGTCCAGCGGTCGTTTTGCAGGGCTAAGGTCATTTAGGTACGCTACGGGATATAATCATACTGCTGCAGTCGACCAAACAGAGATTTACGGAGATAGTGTTTTAGTTGTGGATGATTTTAATATTACTCGAGGATTTAAGTTTAGACCAGACAAGATGACAAAAATGCTTGATATGAACGACTTGTATGCGGCTGTAGTAGCTTTAGGACGTTGTTGGAAGCACTTAGCTAACGTCGGCTGGAATACCGTTCATGGCAATTTTGTAAGTGCTGTGAATGGGGAATTGAATAACTACATCACTAAAATTTAACAGGAGATAATATGCAATTAACTATTAAAAACAAAGATTTAAACACATTATATAGTGTACTAGACAAAATCAAGGTCACCAACATGCGAGCAAAT